TACCGGGCGATCGCGGCCGACGCCGGAGGCGCGCACGGGTTCAACGCGTCCGGCATTATCTTTGACGAGGTGCACACGCAGGCCGACCGGGAACTATGGGACGTTCTCGACACGTCGACCGGCGCGAGGAGTCAGCCTCTCACGGTCGCGATTACAACGGCCGGTTATGACCGGTCCTCGATTTGCTGGGACCTGCATTGTCAGGCGAGAGACATCCTCGACGGCAACGAAACGGATGACGGGTTCTACCCTTTGATTTTCGCGGCCGATCTCGACGACGATTGGACCGATCCGCAAACGTGGGCAAAAGCAAACCCATCTCTCGGACACGCTGTATCGATCGAGTATCTGCGGGAACAGTGCGAACGGGCAAAACGGAATCCGGCGTTCCAAAACACGTTCCGCCGGTTGCACCTAAACCAGTGGACGGAACAGGACGTCCGGATCATCGAAATGTCCGAATGGGATCGCGCCGCGGAGGCGATGGATTTCGACGAGATGCTCGACTCGGATCGATATGATTGGTTTGCGGCGATCGACCTCTCTCTCCGGCGAGACGCTACGTCGATGGTGTTGACTGGAGTCGACGAAAAAAAAACCATGCGGTCGATCCCGTTTTTCTGGATTCCGGAGGAGCCAGCCTCCGAACGGGCGGAGCAGGATCAAAAGGCGTTGAGAAACTACGCGGCGAACAACCTCGTCCGCACGACGCCGGGATCCGAGATTGCGTCCGACGATCTCCTGATGGATATCCTCGACATTCTCGACCGGGCGGAGGTCAATTTCATCGGCCTCGACCCGTGGAACGCGAGAGGTATTCTAACCGGCCTCGCGGAGAACGGAGTCCCGGAAACCTCTCTGCTGAAAATGCCGCAGTCGTTTTCCACTTACAACGAGCCATTCAAACAGATACTTTCCGGCATGTCGGACGGAACGTTTCGCCACAACGGCGACCCGGTTCTCCGTTGGATGGCGTCTAACGTCGTTCACCGGTCCGACGTCAACGGGAACATTCGGCCGGACAAATGTAAATCATCCGACAAAATAGACGGCATCTGTGCGCTGCTGATGTCCGTTGGACTCGCGATTCATTACGGCGGAGGGGTCTCCGCGTACACCGGCGAGAATAGCGGCGTCATCCTGCTTTGAGGTTAAACATGCAAGCTGACAAAATCGGAACCGGAACCGTCACAACCGTACAGGCATTAACGCCTCGCGACGAGGCCGGATGGCAAGACATCGTGTCATCGACCGGCCGAAAAACGACGGCCGGAGTGCGTGTCTCGCACCGTTCCGCGATGGCGTATCCGCCGGTGTGGCGAGGCGTAAACCTGCTGGCGAACGCGGTCGCGAACCTCCCGGTCGAAATCTACCGGCGAGACGGCGACGACCGGACCGCGGCAACGAGTCACCCAATCCGAAACCTGCTCCGCGGCGACGCCTCTCCGGTGATACGTGCGAGGAAACTTCGGCAGACGATGCAGGCGCAGGCGCTGCTGTACGGTAATTCTTACGCGCACATTGAACGCGACGGGACAACGTTTCGGCCGGTCGCACTTTGGCCTCTCGATCCGTCGAACATGATGATCCGATTTTTCGAGGATGATCTCTGGTACGTTACGACGATTGCCGGAGAGGTCCGCCGGTTTTCCTCTCGCGAAATTCTGCACCTGAAAGGTTTGTCGCACAACGGCGTGATCGGATACGACGTCGTCACGCTAATGGCCGATAAACTCGGAATCGGCATCGCGGCCGGAGAATTCGGCGCGAGGTTTTTTGGGCAGGGGTCTCAGCAATCCGGGATCCTGATGATCCCCGGAACATGGAAGGATGAGAAAATCCGGAACACGATGTCGGCCTGGAATCAGATGGCGACCGGAATCACGAAGTGGCACAAGATCGCGTTGCTACAGGACGGCGTAAAGTGGCAACCGACCTCCGTCGCGCCGAACGAGGCCCAGTTTTTGGAGACGCGAGAGTTCGAGATCCGCGCCTCGGTCGCCTCGATTCTTGGCGTACCTCCGCACCTACTCGGCGACTCGACAAAAAACAGTTACAACAGTTTGGAGCAGGAAAACACGAGTTTCCTCCGCCATAGTCTCGACCCGTGGCTCCGCGAGTGGGAGGACGAGTATAATTGCAAATTGCTGTCCGAACGCGAGAAACGAAACTCCACGCACTACGTCGAGTTCAACCGCGAGGCGTCTGTATCGATTCTCCTCTCCGAAAAAATCGGCGTTCTATCCGCGCAGATGGAAACGGGTCTCCTGAATCTGAACGAGGCACGCGCGAAAATGAATGAACCGGGCGTCGGGCGTGTCGGTGAAATCCGATATCGACCGACGAACTGGGTCGAGGCCGGTAGCAAACCTGCACCAAACGCGAGTCCGGCTCCGCCTCCCGTGGAGGATTCCGACGAGAACGCGCAGGAAAACGCGAACAACCGCGAGACGCCGGAAACTCCCGCGGAAAACGCGCTGCGAACGGCCTGTCGATTCGAGGTCCGCCAAGCGCAGCAAATAGAAACGCGACGCCTCGCCGCGATCGTTAAACGACACGACGGGATCCGCGCGGAACATTGGCCTGCGGTCCGGTCGTTCTATGACGGATGGATCGCGAAAACGGCCGCGGGTTTCGAGTCTCCTCTGGCAGAGGACCTCAAAACGGCATACGCTGACGCCTCGATCGACGGCCTCCGCGAGAGTCTCGCGGTCGACGGAGTTATTTCCGCGGCCGACGTCGAACACCTCGAACAAAAATGGATCCCTCGCGGCGAACAACTCGCCGACGCCCTATTTCAAGGACTGCGAAAATGCTCCGCCGACTGAACGCGATTCACTCTCATTCGGGACTACTGGCCGCGACAACAAAAGGCGACTCGTCAGTTAGTTTCCGAACGACGGCGATCAATGCCGTTTCCGGAAAAACGCACACCGACGAATTCCACATTTGGATGCACGGGATCGTCGGCGATGAGTTCGACGGCCTCGACTCCCACACGATCGGCGAACATATCGCCGGACTGAACCCGACGACGCGCGTTGTGCTACACGTCAACTCGCCGGGTGGTCTCGCTTATGACGGGATCTCGATTTTTAACGCGATCCTCGGACATCCGGGAGACTCGGTCGGCGTGATCGAGGGTACAGCCGGTTCCGCGGCGTCCCTGGCCGTTATGGCGTGCGATACGGTGCGATGTCACGTCGGAGGCGTTTTTCATCCGCACTATTCCCTAATACTCGCGATCGGTCACAAGCACGACCTGAGAAACGCCCTCGAAATCGTGGAAATGCTCGACGCCGATCTCGAACGCCTGTATGCGGCGAGGTCCGGCCGGTCGTTGGAGCAGGTACGCGAGGACCTCCAAGGAAAAGGCGGAGACGGCACTCCGTTCAATGCCGAACAGGCACGCGAGGCCGGATATGTCGACGAGATCGTCGAGGTTCCGAGTCGCATGCCGGGCAAAAACGAACAGAATGAGGACGAGGAACCGGACGCCTCCCGACGTCATCGTGTCGAAATTTTGCGGAAACGCCTTGATCTGATTTCTCGATCCAAGTAGAAACTCGGCAACCAGTCGCGACGCACAGACGCCGCGGCCGGTCGTACGACGCCGAACCGACGCCCAGACGTCGACCTCGACGCGAAACGTTTTTACCGTTTTCACGCGCTCCGGGTCTGTCTCGTTTCCCGGTCGCACAGACTCAGGGGAACAACCATGAGCCGAAAGAAAAAACTGGAGGAACTCTCCGCGAAGCGCGAGGAACTCCGGAACCAGGCAAATGAGATCCTGACGGCCGACACGGTCGGCGAGGATCAAATGACCGAGGCCGACACGCTTATTGAACAGGCGAAAGGTATTGACGGTCAGATCACGGCACTACTCGACGAGGAGCGAAACGTCGCCTCTCGAATGGAAGCACTAAACAGCCTTGCGGATCACGGCGACGCGATCCGAGGGATTCACGTTCCGGGAGAACCAAACCCCAGTCGCGACCGGCAGGAGGAACTCGCCCTCCCGCGACACAACACGCTTCGCAACTTTCATGGCGACGTTAACGGCGTTTCCGCTGAGGTTCGGGCGTATCGGTTCGGGCAGTTTGCTCTCGCGACCCTCGGCCGACAACTCCCCGGACTGTTCTCGTTTCCGACCGCGACGCAGTTCGCCGCGGATCATTTCGGCATGTATTCGCCGCTGAACGTCCATTCGGGCGGAGGCGGAGGAACATCCGGCGCGGACGTGTTCGTTCCGGACGAGTTCGGAACCGACTTGATCCGACTCCGTGAAACATACGGCGTCGCGCGTCGTTTGTGTCGGATGAAAACTATGTCCTCCGACACGAAAACCGATCCTCGCCGGTCCTCCGGTCTGACGGCGTATTTCGTCGGCGAGAATGCCGCCGGGACAGAGTCCGACGCCAAGTATGACGACGTGCGTCTGACTGCGAAAAAACTGATGGCGATCACTCGCATGTCGGCGGAACTTGCCGAGGATGCAGTGATCGATATCGGCGACGAACTCGCCGGTGAAATCAGTTACGCGTTCGCCCAAAAGGAGGACGATTGCCTGTTCAACGGCGATGGTGCCTCCACTTATGGCGGGATCCTCGGCGTCATTAACCGGCTTCAAACCCTGACGGCCGGGACCGCTCCCGGTTTGATTGCAGGAGACGGGAACAGTTGGTCGGCGCTGACTCTCGCCAATTTCGAGGCCGTCGTCGGTGCGTTGCCGACCTACGCGGACGGACCGAACTCGCGTTGGATGTGCCACAAAACGTTCTACTACACCGTCATGGTGAAACTGATTCTGGCCTCCGGCGGAACGACCGCGACGGAGATCGTGAACGGTCGACGCGTTCCGGTGTTCCTCGGATATCCTGTCGAGTTTTCGCAGGTGATGCCGTCCGCGACCTCCGCCTCTCAGGTTCCTGCCGTTCTCGGCGACTGCTCAATGGGCGCGACGTTCGGCGATCGGCGACGCGAGTCGATCGAGTTTTCGACACAGGCGACCGTCGGCGGCCAGTCGTTGTGGGAACGCGATCAAATCGCGGTTAAGGGGACCGAACGTTTCGACATTAACGTTCACTCGTTCGGAACGGACTCCGCGGCCGGACCGTTCACGGCCGTTGAAACGACCTCGTAACAATAGTCACCGCGAGGTGACGCTCGGACCCGATCCGGCCTCCAGTGTGGAGGCCGGTTCTCTGAACTCAAAAACAAAAGGGGAAACGAAATGCTCCCGATCGGATACAAGGTTCTCAACTCGACGCCTCCCGCGGCGATTATCGACGACGCCTCCGCAACCGTCGCCGAAATTGACACTGCAGGGTATGACTATGCGGTCATCCTCGTCTCTCTCGGCGCGACCGACATTGCATTGACGGCACTCGCCGTGACGGAGTCGGATACGTCCGGATCCGGACACGCAAACGTGACCGGCCTCGTCTATGGAACGTCGACCGACATCGACGGCAACACGTCGGCGCTGCCGAGTGCGACCGACGACAACGGCGTGTTCGCGTTCGAGGTCGATCTCCGCGGCCGGAAACGATACCTCGACGTTACTGCGACCGTCGGCGATGGTTCTACCGGAGCCTACGTTACTGTCACGACGGTTCTTTCGCGTGCCAAGGAACGTCCGACAACGGTTGCAGAGAAAGGACTCGCCGGATGCCTGCGGGCATAAATCCGGCGGTCAGGTTTCTCCGAAGTTGGCAAAGGCGGGACGCCGGTTCGATTACCGGCGACCTGCCTTTGGGCGTCATGCAAACGCTGGTTGATCACAAGGTTTGTGAGTGGTACGAGGGCGAAAAATGCGAGACACCTCCGGAACCTACTCCGTCACCTCCGCGCCGTCGGAGGAACCGATCAGCACGGCGGAAATTAAAACCCGCCTCAGAGTGACCTCGGCCGAGTTCGACAACGAAATCGGCGACCTCGCGCAAGATGCCCGCGCGCAGGTCGAACACGACGCGTCCGTTTGTCTCGTGACGCAGACGCTGACCCTCTCTCTCGATCGGTTTCCGACCGGACGCGTCATCGATTTGAAACGGCCTCCCGTCCAATCGGTGACGTCCGTCGGATACACGGACGACGACCGAACGGCGCAAACATTCGCGGCGTCGAAATACGACGTCGACACAGGATCGAAACCCGGGCGGATCGTCTTGCGGGAGTCGGAATCCTGGCCGACGATCGAGTACGGGTTTCCGAATGCCGTTGTCGTGACGTTCGTTGCCGGATACGGTACGGCGTCGGACGTTCCGGTGTACGCGAAACTAGCGATCGTCGAGGCTGTTCGGCTGATGTGGGATCGTTGTAGTAGTGGCGACCCGGACCAAATTCGATACGAGAACCTGATCCGCCGTCTCGCGTGGACAGGGATTGTCACACCGTAACGCGGAGGCGAACCAATGGCCGATCTTTCAATCACTGCGACGTCCGTCGAACTCGTCTCCGGTTCTACCGGAACTAAGGACGCCGCGGAGTCTATTACGGCCGGGCAGGTCCTATACCTTACGTCGAACGGCGAGGTCGGCGTTGCCTCGAACGACAACGCGAACAAAGATACTGTCGAGGGACTCGCGCTTAACGGTGCGGCCGCGGGACAACCGGTGACATACGCGAAAACGGGCGCGGAGGTCACGATCGGCGCGACCCTTACCGTTGGTACGTTCTACGTCCTGTCGGCGTCCGGCGCGATCTCTCCGATTGACGATATGGCGACCTCCGACTATGTCGCATTGCTCGGATACGGCAAGACGACCGCGAACCTCTACACTCAATTTGTGAATACTGGACTGCAGCAGGCATAAACATGCGATGCTCGGCGGACTACGACAAATCGATTGCGATCGAGGAACTCCGCGCGACCGCGAAAGACGAGTTCGGCGAGGTCGATCGATTTGATCCGGCAAACTGGGCGGAATACTGCCGGGAGTTTGCCGATCTCGTCTCGCGCGGAGGCCGGGAGTTTTGGAAAGCAGACCACGCCTCCGCCGAGATTTCGCACATTTTCTATTGCCAATGGAACTCAACTCTCGCCGCGGCAACGACCGCAATGCGAGTCGAGTTCGAGGGCGACCGCTACGAAATCGTCAGCCTGATCGACATTAACGGCGATCACCGAGAAATTGAAATTCAGACGAAACGCGAGGTCTGAAAATGGCTAACGCGACGACCGTACTCGGCGATAAGCAACTGCAAAAAACCCTCAAGAGGATGCGAGAGACGTCGGCGAGGAGAGTCGCAACGGCCGGTTCGGCGGAGGCTGCCAAGGTTCTCACCAAGGCGGTTAAGTCGAAAGTGCCGTCGAGATATAAGTCGATCCGAAAGGCGATCGCGTGGCGACGTCTCAAAAAACGCGAGGCGGTTGACGGCGGAGCAAAAATCGGCGCGGCCGTCGCGAGAGGGTCGAAAGCATACGCACGAGGAAAATCGTCCTCACAGAAGGGTATTGGTATTGGTGCGAATAATATCCAGTGGTGGTTCCTCGGATCCCACAAAACGCCGAACCGGCACACCGGCAAATCCGGCGGAGCGGTGATTTTTACCGGCAAGATGCCCGCACAAATGGCGCCTGTGCAATCGATCGCGAACTCGAAACGCGGACAGATGGGGCAGGCGTTCGTCAGAGGCGCGACGAAACGACTCGAAAAGGAAATCCAGAAGGGGAAAGCATTTTGAAATCGGCACTCCGAACATTGCTCCTCTCTGCTCCCAACGTGACGGATCTCGTTGGCGATGGCGTATACATTACGGCCGTCGCGTCTCGGCCATCGTATCCATACCTGCTGCTGACGCAGACCTCCGCGGACGAGTGGGAAACGTTGACCGACAACGGAGGGACACGGCGAGTCGAGTTCGACATCGACGCGAAAGCAAGAACGGCCGGAGAGGCTGAACGGTTGATTCGTCGCGTGCGTCAGTTTCTCCGAAATTACACCGGACCGGCTGGACCGGAGTCGGTGCAGGCAGTCGAGATCTCCGGCGAGGCGTCTGACCACGAACCGCCGACCGACGGACGGGAGTTCGGCGTTTTCGTTGATACGATCGACGTCGCGATCACCTATTCTCCGGCGGACGAATGAACGCAATCGACGAAACGCCGCGGCACTGGCGAGACTGGATCAACGAATGGAACAGGCGAGGCGAGAGGTCGAGACCGATCCGCAACCGGGAGAGTGGGGAACTCCGGAGTCCGGCTGGCTCCTCGACTGGGATCGAGATTCCGGCCGGTGGAACATTTGGACGATGGAACGCACCTTGATCGGCCGGTTTGTTTCTGTTTCAATTCGGTCGGAGGCGGCACTCGTTTCAACCGACGGAGGCCGACACGGATACCTGACGACGATCGGCGTCGTCCGGGAAACTCCCGACGGCGAAGCGGTTATTTCAGAGGAATGAAATCATGGCAAAAGTGCCAGGCAAAGGAACGGTTCTCCAGCAGGAACTGTCGATGGTTTTCACGGCCGTCGCGCAGTTGACCGACATTGCAATGAGCGGTGCCGAGTCGGAAACCTATGACGCGACGACGTTCGACTCCGGCGTCGGCAAGGAATATGGGCAGACGGGTTACGCCGAGGGTGGATCCGTCGACGTCTCAGGGTTCTATGATCCAGGCCTTGCAGGCCATCAGGCGATCAGTGACCTCGTGACGACTCCGGCCGACCAAAACTGGAAAGTGATTTTTGCGGACTCCGGCACGACGGAGATCAGTTTCACGTCGGCGGGCGTTTCGTTCGGCATCACGGCCGCGATGTCTGACGGCCTCAAATTCGATACGTCATTGAAGGTCGACGGCCTCCCAACGTTCCCATAAACAACTGAGTCGCTATGAAATGCCGTTTCGTTTCCCGCGAACGCGTCGGTGACTCCGCTCCGCCGGAGTGGGGTCACGCCGACCATCGCGGCCGTCGTTGGTTTGAGGTCGGCGACGAGATCGAGTTTCCGGACGCGTGGAAATTGTGCGTGTATGGTTTCGCGGAGCCGGTGGATGACGAGTGCCGGGAGGCGTTCGAGGCGTTCCGGAAACGCGAACCCAACTCCATTGGGGTTGTGAAACGTGTCAACGACCGTATTATGCAGCGACGCCGGGAGTACCTGGCGAAACGCGAGGCGGAGGCCGACGAGGCCGACGAGGACCTCGATCCTGACGACTGGGACGACGACGAATGAAAAAACCGGATCCGATTCCGTCCGAACTGGCAATGAAGGAACTCGCACCAATCCTCGGCCTCCCGGACCTGTGCGGTCGGACCGTGATCGTCCTCGAACCGGGCAAGCCGACGATTATTGAGTGTACGTTTCAGCCCGCACTACCAGAGGCGGAGAATGTTCGCGTCAGGGACGAGGATCCTGACGGCATT